GCCACGTCTCTCAGTTGTTGAAGAGCCTCGGGAGAAGCGTCGTATACAGCGGGGCAGTCCATGATCCCTGTCAGAGATACACCCAGTAGTCTCTCCTCCTCTGTGGTATCTTTCCAACGCTTACGCAGGTACCCAAAGTCTGTCAGTGTAGACTGGAACGTACCCAGCATGGTGGCCAGCTTGATCTTATTCTTCAGAGTTTCAATGGTATCGTCTGCCCTACAGATAACCTCTGACAGGTTACAGAACTGGTAAGGTCTCAGGATAATTTCACAGCAAGGGTTGGTACCAAACTCTATGTTCCCGTCACGTCTACCGTTGGAAGCTGCCTTTACTTGTGCAGAGGCACGGTTAAAGACACCTCGCTCACCGCTCTTGCTCTCGTAGAGGGAGAGCCACTCCTTCATAAAGATACCCATGTCAGGGCGTTCTGTGTAGCAGACAGAGTTATTGGAGAGGGCACGTTGTTGATTGTCCACCCACCAGTCACCTGACTTAGCCATACGCATACGCTCATCAGTGAGGTTAGAGAGTGAGATCAGAGCAGACCTTCTGACTCCACCTACCACCACCACCTGACCTACCTTGCACATGATATCGTGGCACTCAATAGAGGTGAGCTTCCTACCCTTGGCTTTCCTAAACGTCTGAATGGTGAAGTCAAACAGTTCTTCCAGGGGAGCAGGGCCAGATGCTCTACCTCCAAAGACCTTGAGCCTTGCACCAGCAGGGCGTATCTTGCTCACGTCTATCTTAGGTATACGGTTGGTATACAAGAGAGAAATAAGATCACGTAGTCCCCTGGCCCAACCTTCCTTGGAATCAGTGACAGAGATAACATCGTCTGTGTTCTCAAAGTATTGATCAGGTATGGTGGGTAGACTATTTATATACTGGCGCTCAACAGAGAAGCCTACGCCTGTACCGTTCATCAGAATATACAGGCACTCGTCAAAGGAGCGGGGAGAATCAACAGGGAGATAGGAACAGTTGTACCCTGAGACGTGCTCACGCTCCAGTGCAGGCCCAGCTGTCATCAATGCTCTCATGGAGCCTAGTACTTCCAGGTTTAACATCCCTCTCCGAATGTCAGCTAACTCTGTACCAAAGAGAGAGTAGGAATAGTTATCTTTCAGGTGGTTCACCATAAAGGAAAGGTACCTGTCAATGGTTTCTTCCCACGTTTCTCTACGACCCTCTTCCTCCATCCACCTGGAGTACCGTGACATATGTATAAAGCTCTGGTAGTTTGTAGGCAGGTTAATTTGATTTTCAAGATGGGTCATATTCATCGGCAAGTTCCTCTTCTAATGTATCTGTTACAAACTCTAACCAGTACTCAAACTTTTTAAGTATGTTCTCATCTACCAGTGGACTTATATCTGCAATCTTCTCGCCATTAAACATAAGTTCATCGCCATGCATTCCAAGTAAAGGGATAGTCATTTTAATACCTGAAGAGTTCTGGATGCTTAGTAGTAAGATCAGAACGTACAGACCACTGTGTGATCACGCCTGATTGAAAAGGTTCTGCCCATACCTCCACATCAGATAGACCCATCTCTCTATACTTTGAGAGAAGAACTCGGCAAAGAATATTAGAATTGCTTTTACTAGCTAAGTAATCTTTCATAGCTTTCCTTCCTTAGTCAATTGTAATTGAAGTTCTATGTAGTGCTGGGCTTTTTCTAAATCTTGGACATTCTTTTTCACAGCGTAGCGTGTCACATATTTTACTACATTACCCATGAGAAAACCAAGCCCATTACTTTCAATGTACTCAACTGGTTGAATCTTACAGTTTTTATAGTGGTCACCTCCAACCTGTTTATCTATAGCTGTCTCCTGTTTTGCACTCATCACTTATTAACCCTTTCCCTTGAATAGAAAACGTGTCTGCCTATCTGAGCAAGTCTCTTGTAACTGTCTGCCCAGTAAGGTCTAACATATATTGCATGGTAATGTAAAGCACTTTTTACACTTAAAATTCTTACGCCTTCTGATACAAGGGTAGCCACAGATATAGCTTCACCATAAGCCCCTTCGTCCTCTACCTCTTCTGGTTTACCGTCGCACCAATAGCTGAACTCACACTTATGTTTAACAGGAGACCCGCTTTGATGTAACCTACCTTGGTGTACCACAGCACAGACATCGTCAGGAAAAACTTTGCTCTCCACTCTTTGAAGTATAACTTGTGCCACTGCCACCTGTCCAGTGAAAGGTTCTCCTCTACTCTCAAAGTAGATTGCCTCTGCCATACACAAGAGTTGTTTATCTAGGTAGCTCCGGTACTCTAACTCTGCTAAGGCGAAAGCACTAGACGAATAGGTAACAAGAATAAAACTAATAAGAATCTTCATGTAAGATAGCATTTATTCTCTTCCTTATGAACACTGTTTCCTTAGTTTTGAGAACTTTCTTTGCAAAGGTTTTGAAAGCTGCTGGCTCTACCCCTGCAAGAAAGCACACTGTGTCTCTGTCTTCTGCTGTTACACCTACGGAGGAGAATATCCAAGCCTCTGCCTGTGTTCTGGCCATCTGTATCTCTACACTGTCGTAGTACTTGGGAGGTTTGGTGGCGTCCAGAAGCTGCTGAAGAATAACACAGAGCCACATAACTTTCTCTGGGCTATGGTGATTATGTACTCCCTCCTCCAGTGTCTGTAGCACGGCGTCACTCTTCATTCGGATCATCAGTTAAGCGTTCTACTTTTACTATGTCCTTGTGCCTAGTCATGCCTCTCTTTTTGCGTCGTAACTTACTTAAACTAGATTGATCATACCCGTTTTCTCTTGCCCACATATGAAGACTGTCAAGGGTAATTTCTCTACCAGTGTCAAAGGTAATTCTGTAGGGACCTTTAGACATGGCGTCACTAAGTTTCTTTCTAAACTCAGGACCATCTCGTACCTTCATCTGTTTCTTTCTGTACTCAGGATCAGCCCAGTTAGCTTTACTATCTTCAGTCTTTTTCTTTCTGTACTCAGGATCATCCCACCTAGCTTTAGCAGATGCACTCATTTTCTTTCTAAACTTAGGATCAGCCCACTGAGCTTTAACAGACGCACTCATTATCTTTCTGTACTCAGGATCAGTCCACTGAGCTTTAGTCGATTCACTTGCTTTTTCAAGAGGACAATAGAACCTGATCCCTCCTATGTTCTTGTTATAGTAGGCTGGCTCATCTGTTCCCTCTATAACAGCGGTGAGCACATGGTGCTTCATCTGATAGTATTGTTCGTAGTAGTGTAGCCCCCTCTTTGTTTTATATTCTTGTATGATCTCAAACTTGAACCGTCTCTTTCCTATCTTGTCAATGTCCTCGTTCAAGTATTTCGACGACGAGGTATACACACGCCAAGAGGAGGGCTTGTGCTTCTTCTTTTTACGCATCTGCCAGTACTGCTTACACCCAATGTACTGCTTAGTGGTAAGTTTGTTGGTGATTACATAGACAAAACCAAAGTACTCATCAGGCTGTGGTATCTTAGTCTTGTCATCTCTAAACGTCCAGTGCATCGAGTTCCTCCGCGCCTACAATATAATTAACAGGGTACCTTGGACCATATTGTTTCTCACGTTTCTTTTTGTCAAAAGTTTTTCTGCTAATCTTTCCAAGCACGGTGACATCTTTGAGATTGTTTTTGTTAACATAAACAAGTACATACTGGTCTGGTTTTATTCTCTCGTATTCTTTCTTTGGTATCTTTAACTCTGTACCCACGGGGCCATAGGTACTGACCTTCACCTCTATCTTTGACCCGTCATCTTCAAAGTCATAACCCGCGTCTCCTGTTGCGTAGATGTTCTCATCAAGTTTAGAACCAGTGACTTTGTGATAGGCGTATTCTCCTATGACGCCTATCATGTGTATCTCACCTTCAAAGCCTTGCTTACGCAGGTTTCTGCTGTTGCGAAAGGATGGTTTCTTTGCCATGTGTCGCTTCACTCCTAGCTCTTTACAGTAGGCTAGTTCATCGTCTGTTAGCTTCAGTACATGGCTCATAAGAAATCCTCCTGTACTCTTGGCTCTTTCTCTACGTGGGTAAAGTACTCTGGTCCTCTGGCATACTTATATCTTCTTAACCCTCTTCCATTGTTAGAATCTTTCCAACACTCCACCTTAAAGTCACAGAACCTACACCCACTGGCTAACTTCTTATTACCGGAGGCTTCCTCTACCTCTGCGTAGCACCTATCTGGTGGCGTATCAAGGGGTAGCGTTTCCTTTAGAAAATCTATACGGGTTGGTGTGTCCACCTTTGACAGGTTCACCCTTAGTAAGTTAAGTTCTCCGCTGCTCTTGTCTATTGATAAGAAGTGTCCTTTCTCTTTACCAAGAGCCGTGGCATAAGCGCCTAACTGGTGCATGTAACCGAATGGGTCCTCACCTTTTGTTATTGAACCGTCCTTAAATTTCTTGAACCCATAAGGAGAAGCAGACTTAACATCGACAAGCTCATCATCTATCAAGCAATCAATGTGCCCATCTACTCCGTTCACTGTTACCTTTTTCTGACAGTCAGATACTTGATGCCCCGCCTCTCGTACAAGAAGGAGAAGGAGAGATTCCAGAACATGGCCAAAGCAGAACCTTAGTTTTGTTGATGTGTTGAGCTTAGGTTTATCATAACCTTTATACTCGTACCATAATTTACGGTTCTCTCTACCCACTGCTGAAAGTCTCATCCTACCCTTGGTAGTATACCCGTCACTCTCAGAGAAAAATCTTTCCATCACCTCCTTCATTTCTTGTAGGAAGATAGCAAGATTAGTCTCGTCCACAGCCACGCCATCTTCAAGTCTTTCTTCTATATCTTGTAGAAGAGAACTAATCTTGCCACTATCCATGGTTCAGACTACCAACTTATAACGCGTATAGTCTGGACCATCAAGCGTTGGTACATGGATGGGAATAATATCATGCCCCTTATCCCGCAGGTCTGAGATAGTTGCTGTTAGGTTCTCAGCCCAGCCACGTTCAATGCTAGTCTTGCGAGTGACTCGGTTGCCCTTCTTTAAGGCACGTAGTACTCGACTTTGTGTAGTTGCTTTCATTATCTAATCTCCTTTCCTACAAACTAACTGATTCAAAATCTTCTTCAACAGAGGTGATAGCAGCCATCAGTGGCTCTCCCTTGAAACCTCCTTCAATAACTTCAAAGCCACCACCCTTCTCATAAGGTACAAGGTGTACCACCTGTATTCCATTCAGGTATAGAACGTGCTTATCAGTTGCGGGGTTGAGCCATTCATTGAACTTAACATTAACGATTGAACCGTTACCGATAAGAGTTCCGGTGATATCTTTACGGTCAGCGTCTACCACTTGAGGAGGACGTTTGGGTTCAAGGTTTTTGTCAAATGCCTTGCACTTAAAGG